AACGTCAAGCATTTGCTAATGCTGTGCTTAAAGAAGGTTTAGATAAATTCTCTGATATTAACATTCCTACTAATCCCTACGATAAGTTATCAGCTAGCCTAGCTAATCTAAGCTTCCAGTCGCTTTCAGTAGTTAATAAAGCACTATTACCGCTAGTAGATGCACTATCACAAAGTCCAAAAACATTACTAGCCGTTATTACTACACTTGGAGTAGTAATGGCCAAACAAGCTATTCCTGCTTTAACTCAATTTAGAGCAAGTCTCGCAGATAATGCTTTGGCTGCACAAGCCCATGCAAACGAAACAAATAATATAATAGCAGGGCTTCGAGCACAAGGTGCGGCTATGACTACTCATGAAGTAGTTATGCAAAGAGTCGCCGCCGATGCTACAAGAACTGCGGCTTCGTACAGCATACTATCAAATGTTATAGAAAATACTCATGTTAGCGGAGCAACTACTGCCTTAAGGCTACTTCGTGCTGAGCTAGCCTTAAATACGGCCGGATTTGGGTTGGCCACTAGAGCAGTATTACTCTTTAGAGGGGCCGCAACAGCAGCAATTGTAGGTATAGGAACTTTATTATCAGCTTTTAGTGTTCCACTAATAGTAATTACTTTACTAGTAACGGCTTTTCAAGCTCTAAGTGAGTATTTAACTGAAAATAAAGAACAAGTAGATAACTTTAATAAATCTATAAAAACCCAAACTGAGTACACAGACGCACTAACACGCACAACTGAAAAATATAATGGTACCCTATCAATTGATTCTGTAAAAGCAAAAGCAACTGCATTTGGTAATTTATCTGATGGTATTATTACTTCTATTGAAACACTACAAAAAGCAAAAATAGCAGCTGTAGGTTTTAGTGGTTTTTTGGACGATATTAAATCAGCATGGGATGGTGATTTACAATCAGTATTTGCTGAGACTACTACTACTAGTATAATTCAAGGTTTAAAAGCAATTGATAACGAAAAAATACGTAGCGAAGCCGAGCAAGCAATTACGAACGCTCTACATATTGAACAATTAACAGAACCAGCAATGAAAGCGGCTTTAGAAGGACTTAACCCTTCAGACCTGAAAGCGTTTGAACAATTATGGGAAACTCTTAAAAATAAAACTATAGCAGCAACTGGTCCTCTACAAGACGTTTCAGAGGGATTTAAAGAAGTAAATAAAGAATTCCAAACCCTTTCAAATTCCTTAATCAATAACGATCCGCTATCAAAATTCGGAGCAGCACTAATAAAACAATCCCATATACTAGCTTTAGCATTTAAAGAACCAACGAATGCGTTAGCTACTTTAAATACTATAATGAAGGATACTTCAAGTATCGCAGCCTTTCCTCCAGAAAGTCAAAAAGCTATATTAGAAGTAGCAAAAAACTATGGTGCAGTATCTGCGGAGCTAAAGAAGTACCAAAAAGAACTTGCAGTAATTAAAGCTAACCAAGCAAAGGCTGCTATAGAACAGATTGCGGGCACTGCAGGGTTTATTTCTGCGGGAGGACCAAAGCCTATTAGGGCTATGGATCAAGGAACCGGAGGACCTCGTGCCAGTGATGAATCACGAGTAAAGTGGTTATCCGATCAAATCTTACAAAAGCAAAAAGATTTAGATGATAAGCTAGTAAAATCACTGGCACATGCTACTAAAGAGGGTTTAAGATTAATTGAAGGTCCACTTACCCGTGCTATCAGTCAAGCAGGTATTGACAGCCAGAAAACACTATTAGGATACCTACCAAAAACTAAAGAAACAGTTGGCACAGCTGCTGACCTAGAAATTCAATCTATTGAATTAAAGAAAGAAGAGCTGATAGAAACACGTAGATTAACTGATGCTATCAATCTAAGTAGATTGTCCGAAGAAAAACGAGAGCTAAAAGCTAGAGAACTAGATCCAAATGGAAAAGGTCTGACTAAAGAAATGGCTATAAGATTTAATGAAATAAAAGTTGAAGAACAAGCCATTAAAGATCCTAGTAAGATAAAAGCAGGTACCATCACCCCTGGTGTTAGTGCTATATACCAACAAAATGTTGGATATCAGGCAAAGTTAAAAGAACTAGAATCGCAAGAAACTCAGGTTAGAATCAAAAAAGCCGTTGATGTTGCTATAGCAGATATAGATGATTTAGTAAGTAAAAGTCAAGATAAGCTAGATGATTTAGCTAAAAGCAATGTAAACTACTTTAAGAGTGCAGCTTTTACTAGAATGAGTGATGTAGCACAGTTAGATGAAAAAACCAGAAGTGCTAAAGAAGAGCAAGAACAATCAGATGCTATTGCACGAGATAAAGCTTCTAAAGATACACGTAGAGCCGAAATAGTAGCCCGTCTCGCAGCTACCCCCGCAGTAAAAGCTGATGCAAAACAAGCAATTGAATATGCTAAGGAGCGCGAAACAGTACTAAAAAGCCAACAAGATGCAAGTAGGGAACTAGTAGCCACTGCCGCTGAAAATGCTAGGACTCAATTAATAATCACTAAAAGTCTGGACGACCAACTAGCACTACTAGAAGATAATTCTAAGCTAGCAGATATTAAATCACAGCGTGATAGCCAAGAACTGGACTCAACAGCTCAAAAGTTAGATTTTGAAATGTCTCTAGGTAAACTATCAGAAGACCAATATAGAATCCAAAAGCGTATTAATGACTTAAAGAGCTTAGAACTAGATACTACTAATCAACTACGCAAAGCAACAGAAGACTACAACAAAGAACAACTAGAAATAGAGAAAAAGCTAGCAGATAAAACTTCTGCTCCTATTGGTTCAGATAAAGAACTAGAACTTGTTAATCAAAGAATTGCTAGTAAAGAGCTTTATGCATCAGGTACTGAGGCAATTAAAGCAGCCGCTGCTCTAAAATCCGAATCAATAAACCTACTTGCTAGTGTTGATTCACGCACAAAAACCTATTCAGATGCTTTTAATGGTACAGTTAATAGTATGAGTGATGCTCTAGTTGACTTTGCAATGACTGGCAAAGCAAGTTTTGGTGATATGATTGAGTCTATGATACTAGACCTAATCAAGTTTGAACAGCGTCAAATGATGATGGCAGCTTATCAAGGTATGGGTGGTAGTGGTGGTGTTCTAGGGGCTCTTGGTAGTATAGCGGGTAGTGTAGGTGCATCCTTATTTGGACCCTCAACTGCAACGGCCTCAGAACTTGCTAATAACGGTGGTTGGGGAGATGCTGGTGGTAGTATGAGAGTACCTAAAGCATTAGGTGGTGCTTACGATCAAGGCATAGAAACATTTGCTAAAGGTGGAATGTTTGCTAATACCATTGTTAGCCGTCCAACTACTTTTGCTTTTGCTAAGGGCACCGGTTTAATGGGTGAATCAGGTCCAGAAGCTATCATGCCCTTAAAGCGTGGTGCAAATGGTAGCCTAGGTATCCAAGGTGGTGGCGGTGGTAACGTTGATGTTGTGGTTAATAACTACGGACAAGAAAAAGCACAGACCAAACAAACTACGGACGCTCGTGGTAATCGTAAGATAGAAGTTATTATTGGCGAAATGACGGCAGCAGAAATGAACCGTCCTAATTCACCAGTTCAATCAAGCATGAGGAATACCTTTGGTCTTGCTCCAAGCTTAACAAGGAGATAAAAGTAAATGGCATATTCATATACGTGGCCCGCAGGGCTACCACAGGTTCCTCAAAAGGGCTATACGGAAGATAAAGGGTTTCTCCTTATTAAGACTCCTATGGACTCCGGGCCTGCTAAAATACGTAAGCGCGGAAAGCGGCCAGACGTTTTGAATGTGTCGTTTATTATGACGAACGATCAGGTAGCTATACTACAATACTTTGTAGAGTATACCATCTTAGGTACTGCTCGTTTCGCTTTTCCTCACCCACGCCTAACCGTCAACCCTCTAGACCCTCAGTATGCTGAGGTTAGGGTTGCACCACAGGGTGAGGGTGTGATGTATAACCTAGCATACCTTGCTCCTAATTATTACACTGTTAGTCTACAACTAGAAGTACTACCATGAGTCGATTAGCTAGTCTTTCACCAGC